CCTCACCGTTGTAGTTGGTGTTTCTTACTACTATTGCCATAGCAAATATTTTTATTAATGTTTCAACTTGTCCTTAATCTCGGTCATGCGCTTGTTCCAGGGACTTTCATTTGTCGGGTTCACACGCAGGTCGGTCATGACTTTACGTTTCGGGGAGAGTTTCTCCAGCGCCTTTTCCCCGTTTTCACGGTCCTTGGACAAAAGGTTCTCATAGATGGGGCGGGTGGTGGCGTCGATACGCCCGTCATTCTCCGCGTCATCAAGCAGTTTCTTACGGGCGGCGGCTTCATCCGCATCCGCCTTGTCCCGGAACTCCTTCAGCTCACCCTTCAGGCGGGTGACTTCGGCATCAAGGCCCGGAACTTTCCCGGCTTCCGTTTCCAGAAGCCCGACTTCACGGAGAAAATCGTCATCTGTCACGCAGTTCTTGAACCGCGGACGTTTCTTCAGTTCGTCTAAATTCATGTTACTCTTGTTTTGTGGCTTGTGCAGCCGGTTATTGAATATTTGGAATACCTGTTCAGGGGTACTGTCCTCCGGAAGGGGGGCGGCATCATAGATACCGTCAATAAGGCCAAGCGCCAGCGCTTCATCGGCACGCAGCCAGTGGTCCTTGCCGTCGAAATACAACGAGCGGATTTCCTCCTTGTCCTTTCCCATGCGGGCGGCATACATCTCGCAAAGGGTGTCCTCCAGCGATTCGATCTCGCGGATGCACCCCCGCATTTCCTCCTTGTTGCCGTAACAGCCTCCCTGGACACTGTGGAGCATCAGACGGGCATAACGGCTCATCTGCACCGGCTTGCCGCAAAGGGCAATGACGGAGGCCATGCTGGCAGCGATGCCGTCCACGTAAATGGTGATGTCAGCCTTGCTGTTTTTCAGGGCGTTGAAAATGGCGATGCCCGCATACACCTCGCCGCCGTTGCTGTTGATACGAACGTCAATCCTGCCGGACAAGGCCTCGGCCTCCAGAAGCTCGCGGGCGATATCCCCGCTGCGCACATTGCCGTCATAATCACCGATGTCACCGTAAAGGAGGATACAACAGGCGTCTTCCCCGGGTATGATGTTGAAAAACTTTTTCATGCTTATATAGTCTTTTAGGCGGGTGTTCCCCGCGAAGTTCACGGTGCGAAATTAGGGGGATTAAAGCCGTTTTTCAAACCGCATATTCATCACACTCAGTTTAAAACGCTGTCATGAAGTTTTAAAGTGTCATCATGCGGCACGCGTTTTTTTCCGCCCCTTTTCCTTATCAATTTTGCACGTAAAAAAGGAGGAAAT